ATGGTAATAGTCACAGCATAATGCCTGTCTGCCGCGCTGCGATCATTCGGTCTGCTACCACGCAGTAGGTTGACGGTTGCCAACAGCGCCACATCAATAGTTGTATGATTCAGCATCACTTACTTCTCCTCACCACATTGACGTACCACGTCAACCCAACCAGCACGAACAGCAACAGTGCCGCCACGACGCGCAGGTCGTCAGCGGTGACGCCAGCGGTGGTCATATGCGCTTGCTCGGCTGCACGTCAACACGGTAATCGTCACTAGCAGCCTTGCCCGTGCCGGTACTGTAGAACCCACACCACCATGTGCCGGCGGTGTCTACGTCAAAGGTCACGGCATAATCGCCGGTGTCAACCTTTGTCACGGCGCCATCCTTCCGACTCCGCATCGTCTAGCGCCATGTCTAGCGCCTCATCCCAAGCGGCGCCGAACTCTGCGTCAACGTCACGCTCTCTATAGGCCCATGTCCGGCTCACCTTTGCTTTGCGGCAAGCGGCGGCCACGTTGCTTGATTTGAGCAGCGCCGTGATGAAGATCTCTTTCCAGTTTTCAGCCGGTTTCTGGCTTTCCGCTTTGGCCATTAGAACGCCTCGTAGACAAACCACTCAGATGCTATCGTGCGCGCCGGTGACGGCTCACTGTCAAAGGTTGCCGTGAACTGCACCATGAACCGCCCAGCATCGGCCACGTCCGCCGCATCGTACTCCCAGGAGAATCTACCCTCTTCGCCATCCATAACCGACAGCGCGCCCACAATGGCACGCGCTGTCCCAGTCGTGAGTGACAGGATTTTGCCGGTCATGGTAGCGCCGGTTAGATTCTCTGGTTCGTTGTCGCCTCGTAGCCAGGTAATAACCTGCGATGGCCGGGGCGCCCCGGCAATTGCCCATGCTAGTGCCATAGATTTACATCTCCATACACCTGTGGTATAATACAGGAGTGAAACGAAAATACCGGGCGATTGTCGTAAGCAATCCCCGGCCTGGTCAAACGTTGAAAGGAACGAATGACATGTGTAATCATACCACAGAAATCACCTCTAAGAAAAGCCGCAAACGAAAGCGTCAACCACTCGAACAGCGATTCTGGAAGTATGTCAACAAAACGAATACCTGTTGGCTTTGGACTGGCGCAACCCGCGATTTTGGCTATGGTGTCATCAATACAGGCGGAAAGTACGGAAAAGCAGAACGTGCCCACCGTATATCCTGGATGATTCATTTTGGAGAGATACCCGCAGATCTGTGTGTCTGCCATCATTGCGACAACCCTTTGTGTGTCAATCCTAATCATCTCTTTCTTGGCACTCGTACCGACAACAATCGTGACATGCAACGTAAAGGACGGGCAAGCGGTGGCAGTAAAGGTGAACATCACCACCAATCAAAGCTAACAGAAAGGCAAATCGTTGAGATTCGTACACTATTCGATACCGGTTCGGTCAATCTCTCTGATTTAGCCCTTCAATACGGCGTGGCAGTCCAAACTATTCACAGTATCGTACATGGTAAAACTTGGCCTAACGCCGGTGGCCCCATCAGTACGGACGACATGAGATTAGGTGCAAAGAACAACCATTCGACACTGACCCAATCCCAAGTTTTAGCCATTCGTCAGGATTACACTAATGGCATCCTGACGCAGTCCGACCTTGCCAAGAAATACAACACAACACCTCAAACAATTCACCGCATCGTTCACCGCAAAGCATGGAAACATATCTAATCCATGCAAACAGTTGATTACAATTCGGTAATCAACTGTTTGCATCTGTCAAACTGAACGAACTAATGGTCACGCTTTGTCCCGAACTTATAGAGGTGTTGTCTAAAGTGAGATCTCCACCGGCGCCAGTTGCCGTGACCGATCCCTGCATGTGACAGGTAGTGCCGTCACTGGCATAAATGCGAAAATGCGCCGCCGTGCCTGTGCCGTCTGCGCTAGTATCCTGCCAAGTGCCACTTTTGGCCTTGCTGCCACTACTCGCCGCCGCTAACCAGTCGCTAGGCAGCGTCAAACTTGCCAACACTGTACCGCTGTCAGCGGTTGCCACATCCGCAGGCGCAGCGCCTGTGCGAATCTTCAACACTGCATCCGTTCCGATCGTCGATTCGATTGCATCTAACCGAGCATTTCTTACACTTACCGAGAGCTGAACTGCCATGATCTACGTCCCCTTTACTGAACCTGTTCTCAACACGCCTTCTACGGTTCCACTGGCTGTAACGCCGTGTACCGTACCATAGACGGCAATCAGCGCTGTAATCACGCCTGCCGCCGATAGTGTCATCACGCCTAATGTAATACTGGCCGCACCCGTTGCCGGTGCATTGCCGCCAGTTGCCAAAAGAGAAAGTGCATCCAGCGTGATTGACGCACTACCCACAACCAGATTCTGCGCCGTGGCGGTCAGTGTCAGCGCATCCAGCGTTGTATCCAGCGCACCATCCGCCGGTGCCACGCCTGTGGCACTGATGGACAGTGCGTCCAGTATCACATCCGCAGTGGCGACAATGGCAACCGTGCCATCCGCTGTGCTGATGAGAGCGCCCAACGTGACAGCGGCTTGGCCGACTATTGCCACTTCCCCCGCTGCAACGCTAGTTAACGCATCGAGCGTTATGGCCGCCTCGCCTACATAGTCGGCTGATGCATAGCCATCACCGCTGCTGGTCAGCGCATCGAGCGTTATATCCGCTGCGCCTGCAATCGCCACAGCGCCGGTTGCATCACTGGTCAGCGTTTCGAGCGTGATAGCCGCTGCTGCATTGTTGGTGATGCCACCCGCCGCCGATAGGGTAAGGCTGCCCAGCGTAATGGTAGCAACACCCGCAATCGGCGCCACGCCATCAGCGGTAATAGACAGCGCCGCCAAGGTAATAGCAGCACTGCCAACAGCCGGTATCGTTGCAGCAGCGGCAATCGCCAATGATCCCAGCGTGACATTGGCCGCACCTACAACGTCAACTGCTCCGGCTGCTGTACTGGACAAGGCGCCTAACGTAACATCGGCTGCGCCCACAATGGCAACAACACCGGCTGCTGTAGTGGTGACCGCGCCCAACGTTTTAGCCAATGCACCACTCACAGCGACTGTGCCGGCTGCACTACTGGCTAGGGCGCCGAGCGTTGGAGCGGATGCGCCACTGATAGCGACGGCCCCGGCTGCACTACTTGCGACGGCCCCCAAGGTCTTAGCCAGTGCGCCATTGTTGGCAACTTGGCCGGCTGCACTGCTTGTGACAGCGCCCAGCGTAATGGCCGCCAAGCCGGTGACGGCGTTGGTAGCGACGGTCCCCGCTGCGCTAAGTGTGGCCGCGCCCAGCGTTGGACTACTTGCGCCAACCACTGCCACAGCGCCGGTCGACGCGGCCGTGAGCGCGCCTAAGGTCTTAGCCAAAGCCCCGTTGTTGGCAACGGTCCCGGCTCCACTGCCGGTTAAGCTGCCGAACGTCTTAGCCAATGCGCCATTGTTGGCGACTTGCCCAGCGGCTGAAGAGATGACAGCGCCCAGGCTTGGGGCAGATGCGCCCGTGACTGCGACTGTACCGGCCGCGGAAGAGGTGACGGCCCCTAGCGTTGCGCTCAGGCTGCCATTCACGCCCGTGACAGCAGGCTTTACGCTGACGGCAATACAGCACCAGTCTGCTGCGCCGCTTAAGCAATCTGTGCCGCCTAACGTGGTTGAGCCGGCTGTTGCAACAGCTTTGTACCAAACAGAGCAGGTAGTTGTATCACCACCACTGCCTACGAGATTGCCGGTACTGATCCCCGTCTGGTCTCCAGGAACGGTAAATGTGTTGTTGCGGTAGGTGCCAACGGCTATGGCCCATGCGTTATCGGTCAGGGTCGTGACCGATACCTGCATGTCGTTGTCATCAACCGCTGGCCCATCGGCAGTACCACTGTTTTCGACGGCCCCGCTACCATTTGTGCCGCCAGTGTCAACACCGCTGAAGCGACACGCTACCGCGAACGCAGGAAGGGTATTGCCGGTCAGGGTGACAGTAATGCTACCGGTGCTGGGACTTGAACCCATCGCGCGCCATACACTGACACCATTTTGCCCTTGCACATTGTCCACATTGGCAACTTCGACCCAGGTCAGCCCATTACCGCTGACTGACGGCGCAATGGCCTCGTTGCGTTGTGCGATGAACAAAAGCACCAGTTCGTTAGCGACTGGTGTCCAGCTTGTTAAAGTTACGTTCCCGGTTGTAGTTGAACCGGTAACTGTTTGCTCAACGGCGATCACCACAGATTATCCTAGTTGATACAACCAGATACCAATGTCTTTTAGGTCAATCCCGGCCACGTAGGAGACGCCCACAGCGAGCGCCACCAGCACAACGATAGTCACCAAAGCGGCGATATAGCCATGCTTGGTGTAGATGTCCCCGATCCAGTTGATGATTTTCACGATACCCCCAAATGAGAAATGATGAGCCACGCCAACATAACGATGATGACAATCAGCGCAACCACAGTCAACACACGGAACAGCAGCACCAATTGATAGTGACGTTCCTTCTCGGCGGCGGTCTGCGTCTCTGCGTTGTCGGTTTTCATCTCGTCAAATTCTCGTTTCAATGCGGCCTGTTCAAATTCGATTGTGACGACCTTCTGCCAAATGGCTTGCAACTGATGACCGTGCTCGTCTAATTTTCGCTCCATCGCTGCAAACATCTCCTGGATCGTATAAACTACGCCAGGTTGTCGTAACGTTGCATCGGTTGGCGCAAAACTAAAATTTACATTCTGTTGACGGTCGTCACGACCTACGAAATCGCCGGATTTCACGCTGCCCTCAATGGCCGTGCCGCCTCCTGTGTCAACGCTCACTTGCCACCACTCCACTCTTCAAACTTCCATCCCATATTGAAGGCGAAGGCGCCGCAAAGCGAACCGCCCAAAAACGATACACCGTGCATGTCGCAGACGTTACCAAGAATGGCAGCAGTAAGGCCCAGGATAAGAACCGCAATGTCTAGTGTCGTAATTCTCATTTGCCGGCGCTCCATTCCTCGTACAGCCGCTCCAGCCGTGCGACTCGCTGTTCCAATGTTAGCGGCACGGTCGGCGGGTCAATCGGTGGCGTGACAGTGCCCCGGCGCTGCAACTGAAAACAGACAAAGAAGGAGTGATGCCCAACGCTGTTGAGTGCGTTCACACCCTCATCGCTCCAGCGCGTGTGGATGTTGCCAACGCTGTCGGATGGAAACGCATCGGCCACCCGTAGCGTGATCGTGGCGCCCTTGTCGATGGGAATGTCGGCGGCCGGTTCGTCGTTGGGCTTGTCCAGTTTGCGCAGTTGAAGCGGCGCATCAATCCACCATGTCCAAGCAATCTGTGGCTGTCGTGTGCGGTTGCCAGCTTCGTCAAGCACTTCCACGAAGACATTATGACGCCCGTTGTTTTCACTGGGCTTGAGGTGGTAGATGCCGATGCAACGCCATGCCGTGCCAGGGCCAGCGGGAATAATACTCACTGCGTAGTTGGCCGCATCGTTGGATGGTTGCGCCAGGTACTTGCGGTTGAGTGCTTGGAAGTCGAACCCTGCTAGACTCATAGCCAACCTAATTCCTTGGCAGTGTTAATCAGGATTTCGCCAATCCGATCATCGTCAAAATGGAAACGTGCAATGCTCACATCTAGCGAATGTCCAAAATCGCCGCCGTTGCGGTCGTTTTCCGCCTTCCAGTCTGCAAGCATCTCGATGATGTCAAGCAGTGACATGTCGGCAATGCCGTTGGGCCAGTGCTCCGGGTGGTGCGTGTTGGCCGCATAGTGGTGCATGATTACGCCTTCGTGAGCACCAAGCGCAGCCCTGTAGTCTGGCGTGCCATGCCGAACACCTTGCAATGATTTTTGCAAAGACTCGTAGCCTGACAATTCAGGCTCCTCAAATTTGCTGCGATTATGCACGGTGCTGCGCTCGGCAAGATTGGCGATTACAGCGGATAGGTTAAATTGAACTTTAGCAACATGGGCAATCGTATCTTTTTGGCTTTCAGTCATCAGCTACACCGCTCCACGATAGATGAAATCACAATCGCCGCCATCACCAGGATCATCAGCCATTCGATTGCGTTGCCCAACGCCGTGGGCCTGTTGTCGTTACTCATCTCATTTACAAGAGTATAGCACAAAATTACAAAAAGTTCAACAGTTATTTTTATTGCGGCTAAAAATGTTTTTCGACGGCGAAATGTGGTGAATATTTATTCACCTGTTGACAGGCATTTGATTA